CGGCAGCCTTACTAGTTTTGTAGTAACGAGGACCAGCCGTACGCCAGTTATAAGTCTGGTTAAATGGCCTGCTCATGATGGCCCCTGAAGGCAGTTGAATACGAACCATCACAACGGGACGGCTTCCACCATCAGTCCGAGTCAAGGACTTCAAAGGGATAATGTCAGTCCAAGTAGTAGAAGGGCGCTCCTCTGCGATCCGAGGAGCTAGAGTACCTGAAGCTGAACCATCAAAGGTTGCATCGTACCAATCACTACCTGAAGTGGTATACTCTGCTGCCCAAGCTGCATCACTACCAGCATAATCAAGTTTATCGCGAACACTAACACAAACCCGAACACCTTGCACTGCTGCTGTATGGATGTTATGAATGCCAACACGAAATCCGGTAAAGTGACTCTCAAGCTCCATTACTACGTTAGTAGTATGCACTGCTGTAAGGGTTTCTTTGTCTTGGCGGGAGAAAAGATTTTTCGTCAGGACATTAGTCTTCTCTGAGCTTGAGACGTTCTTCAAAGCTGCTTGCATAGCAGCATTCATTTCAGTCTTAGCAGCGTTTACGGCAGTACCAATATCCTCACCTACAGTTTGTTCGAAAGCTCCTGAAAGAAGTGCTCCCCGGAGGCCAATGCGTGAGACTAGTTTACTTAGTTCTTGTTCAGTCACGGAGCACCTTTATCATTATTTTCAATGTCAAACGTTATAAATCTTAGCCTTAGCCTTTACTAGATTCAACGTATTGGTGTTGTCCACTACACCACCTGATAGAGCATTGGTGGTTTCGAGGTTGTGTTCGCTACGCTTGTCGATGCTGTCTCCTACTGCGAAGACGTAGACAGTCACGCCATTGTCCAGCAGGTAGGTGAGCAATTCATCGAACGCTTTCACGAACAGGGGTAAGTTACCCGGAACAATCGTCTCACCAACGTTTACGTTAAAGTTCTTCTTGATAGCCCATTCGACAAAGCCTTTGGCTCGGCTAAGAGCAAGAGTTTCCCAAGTCTCACCAGTAGCCAATAGCTGATCAGCTTCGTTGATTACACCATCTTTGTTCTCATCGAAGTAGCCATCTTTGCCACGGTCAAGATATCCATGAGCAGAAAACTCAATGTAGGCACGACCATTTGGATGAGTTAGGTTATCAAACGCATCACCAACCAATTCAGCCCAACGGCTCATAGAGCTATATGCAGGACCTTCGAAGACGTAGATGAGATCAGTCCCGGTTAGCGGTGCGCAACGATCAAGAAGCTTCTGATAGGCAGCAGCAAGGAACTTAGCATCATGCTGAGCCATATAAGGCTCGTTGATAACATCGTAACGCTTAATGGCACTCCAGGCTTTGCTATTTCCCTTGAGCATTTTCAAAAGCTGATACTGACGTTCCACCCACATATCAACGGTATTACCAGCCGATCCTAGTAAAGCTTTGTTAGGTGCTCCGTTTGATGGGAAGTAGCCGTAGCTGTGGTTATCAAGCATGAGGGTCATGCCGCGATCAGCAGCTTGCTCACCGATACGAATCAGATGGTCCAGGGTCATTGTCCGCCCCCAAGTTGGCTGAGTAATATCGTTACCCTGCCAGTATTTCAGAGGGTTGGCAGCTTCTGGGAAAATACGACCTTCAAGGAATCCTAGACGAATGTCTGTGATACCATAGCTTTTGATCCGATCCATCTCAGACACTTTAAGCATCGTGTAGTTGGTCGATTCAATACCGGGGATAACATGATCAGCACCAGCACCTACAGCACCGTTTACAGCAACCTTACCCTTGGTACGTCTAGTAAATGAATCAGGCGTTGGTTCAGGGTCAGGAGTAGGGGAAGTCGCCATTCCATAAAGAGTGACGCTTCCTGGCGCTCCTAGAGCCTCTGTGAGCGTGATTGCACCAACAACCACCTTCATCAGAGTGACACCAGCAATGGTTACTGGATCGGTACTGGCAATCACTGAACCTTGGCTGTTCTTAAACCGAAGCTTTAGACCGGGTTTGACAGCAGTAGCAGGGCGAAGCAATACAGCATTATCTTTTACGCTAATACCGTGGACAAAATTGCCACCACTATAATCCACGATCTGATAGACAGTAGCGGTATCAGCAATAGTTGGTAGAGTAGGTGCTGTCTCTACAGGTGGAGTTACAACAGGAGGCTGTTCTGTATTGCCTGATCCATCCACAGGAGGAACTACGACAACACCGGAATAGTCAGCAAGAATAGCTGCTACGTATTCAGAGATTGGTTCTGCAAGAACACCAACCTTAGACTTCAATACTTCAAAAGGAGTTGCCATAAATAGTTATTTCCTTTAAATTGAATAAAGCGAATAACCAGACTACAGACCATAGGTCTCTTGGCGATATTATTTTAATCTTTTTTGGTTGGAACTGTAAGCGACAAACGAGGTTTGATGTCTACTACTTCAGCTTTCTCTTCGGAGTCTTCTGAGGTGCCGTCGTCTTCTGGCTTCAAGATATCAGAAATTAATTCCGCAGTCTTGTCTGCCACATACTTAGCTGCTGTTACGCGCGTCTGTGGGTTAGCGTCTTTGTTACGCATGATCTCCACAAGAACACCAATAGCCTCTTCAACATGGCTATCCAGATGTTTGAGTACGTAATTTTTTAGCGCCCTTTGACGTGAAGATTGTTTGGATACCGAGCCTTTGGGCCTGCCTCCAACGCCTTTAACTTTCTCTTCTTTAGCCATCTTATTTTTCTCTGCAAGAGGGTAAAGCCTCCGCTCGTAACAGAGACTCAGGATTCAATATATTATACACCCGTTTATTATAATTTACAATACTAATAACTAATCTTTTTAACTTTAGTCACAACTGAGCTAAAGGGAACCTCCGTATACTCCTCAAATTGATATGAATGATCTTCACAAGATTCAGGATGATCGATAACGCCTTGGCAGGACCAGCAGATATCATTAATGTTTCCATCGGGCAGATCAAACATCATTTCACCCATAGTCAATACTGTTTGACAGCATGAACACCTCATCTTTCTCTCCTTACCCATTTAAGGGCTAATTTATATTATTTACCCGATTCTGGTTTACGCTTGGGAACACAGACATTCTCTTTACGGGGTTCGATATACAACGTTCCGCCATGTTGCTCGCAATTGACAGTTTCCTCATTCAGCTTACGAAGATTGATTTTCTCTTCACGACTACCTTGGATACTGTTGAACACGATAACGAAGAGCACGAATGCTCCGATGACGACCAAATAATCTCTCATTTCTAAAACTCCTCAAACTATGATTTTGTCTTCAATGGTTTTACCATTTTCTTTCGAACTTAGACGATCTAAAAGAGCTTGGCTTGCTTTGTATCTACTAACCTTTCTTGAAGCGAGGACATCTTTACCACTACCGGGCTCATTTATAACTAAACCCTTAGCCTCTAGTATATCTAAACATTTCTTGATCATATGTACACTAATCTTAAACTTCCTTTTATAAGTGTAAGCAGGGTTATGAGTGTTTCGACTATAACTCACATACTTAGCTTCTTGTTGAGCAGCCAAGCAATTAGAGATCAGTGCATTAGCTGTTCGAACCATGTTATCATTACCTAGTTCTAAGTGTCTAGTCCAATTGACAACAATTCTAGGGATTTTAACGTCAATACTAAAAGGTATGCAGTCATCATGACCTGCGTTGGTCCTTCTTGCATTGACAGAATCTAGCCTGACGTTTTCATAAAGCCTTGAAGGTATTTTTAACCCTGTGTTCTTAGCATCCTGGCACATCAAAAATAGAGCTATTTTCATCTTAGCATTATCAGGGTAAATCTTACATAACAACCGGTGAGCTATGAAATGTTCTCTGGCAGTTAAAAGGACTAAGTTATCTTTTGAATCAGAACCACCCATTGATCTGGGAAGTATATGGTGAGATTCTAGATAAACACCATTACTCTTCTTCCTATTCTTACTCTGTCTATCAGACATCAATGAGTTATATATTCTATTGTAGTTCAATCTCTTAACCTCTTATATTAATTACTATCTTTATATATTCATGCTGTTAGATCAGAACTGGGAAGAAGTTACAATTAGCCTACGATTCGCCATACAGATTAAAATCTGCCTTAGACGAAAACGAAGGATAACTTCAACCCATTTTAACGCTCATGCTGTTGAGTCGTCACCGGGAGCATCTGTGGATGCTACGAATTGCTTGTCTTACCTAGATAGTCTAGCTGCTTCGCCTCAACAAGCTCTAATTACTCGGCTTTGCCCGTAGCAGGTTCCTCTTCATGGGCTTTAAAGATTGGTCGGTGAGTGCAACATATCTCCCCAATCTCGATCAGCATTACGCTGAAATTCATAGACACCATTATACACCATGTTCTCTCCACGTCAACCCCTCCCCACAAAAATATTCCAAATAAATTTTCCAAAAATCGTTTGACACCATCCAAAAGCTGTGAAATGATGTCCACATCAACCAACGAAGGAGGTTTTACTATGAAACGCTACGGCTGCATTTACAAATCAGAACAAGGTGTTGAGTGTCTTGTCATCCGAGACTGGAAAGATAGAGCCACATATTCATTTGACCTAAACGACAAAGATGTGCTAGCCTTCCATTCACCTCAGAAGATTGACAAATTCATGACTCACTTCTATGGTGGTGAATACTTGAGCAAGCGGAGTCTTGATGGAGAGTATCGGGTGATTGAGCTTGAAGCATTTTATGTGTTGGCAGGTTGGCGAGTAGGAGGAAATGAAAAATGATTTGGACAAGCACTAAACCGACACAGCCTGGATATTACTTCTACCGAGACGAACAAACAGATCATGATGTAGTTACTGTCGATTATGACTTGTATGAGAATCTTAGTTACTGGGAAGAATGGACGAAGAGTTGGATTCCTGTTGAATGCTGCCCTGATGACGCTGAATGGTCGGATGTATCAATTGCATTCCCAGAAGAGCCTAAGAAAGAAAATCCTTGGATCAATTATGGTAAGGGGGAATAATAATGTACCACCTAAAAGACTTTGTGAATTACAACGGTGAGAAGCTATCTGATAACCACGCTGTGTTGGTCTATAGCAAGCGTGATGGATACTTTTTCACAACCTATGAGCACGCTATTAAGCTTGATTATAAGATTTGTGGTATGGAGAATCCGTGAACGTTAATTTTAAGCCACTAAGGAGGCTCATAGAGAGCTTTAAAGCTATCCTGGCTACTCGCGTAACTCCTGAAGACAAAGAGCTCGTAAAACGGCTTACAGAGCGTTCTATGAAGACTACGCAAACTGGTCTAGGAGGTTATCGTGTCGAAGCACCTATCACCGACTGGGATGAAGTTGAAAAAGAGCTTGACAAAGCAAAGAAAATAATAGACAATGAGTCAGGATTAAGTGAAAAAGATAGGGTGTTTAGAGATTGCTTGCTTGTGTTGATGAGAAGCATTGATGTGAAGACTCGAAAGGTAGATAGGCTTATAACTGAATTGGAGGAAATGGGTGGCTAAAATCTATATTGTTGTCGAAGTTTATGATTCGGGTTATGGTTCGGATGAGGGATATGAACAAAATCATACAGTCTTCTTTAGTAAAGAAGCAGCAGAAAATTTCGCCCGTCTTAAGAATAAGCGAAATAAGACTGGTTATCAGTATCGTGTAGAAGAACATGAGGTGATAGAATGAAAGAAGAGATTTTGAACTTTCTTGAATGGGTTGACATTAACCGTGCTGTTTCTCTCTGGTACTGTGATGGTTATGATGAGCCTAGTCCGTTATGGGCAAAGAAAATTGAAGAGTTGATTGATGATTATATCCAGTCACAGGGGGTAGAATGACAGAACAAAACATCCGCTACAGTACAAGCCACCTTCACGAGCTTGTAGCTGAGATTGAAAGACGAGTATTTGACGGTTTCCGAGTTGATCAAAGGTCTGCATTTGCTGCACGTCGTCAGGGGAGTGCTTATGTCTGCTGGTTCGTGCCTACCAGGGAGGTCTTGGACTTTGATGGATCCGACGAAGCATATATGAAAATAAACGACGGACTGGTAGAAGCTTTGCAAGAAGAAAACCAGCAGCTAACTATCCAACAAAAGTGGGAAGCAGAAGAAGCTCTAAACGAGCTTGCAGCACAATCTCAGGAATTAGGTATGTATGAGGTTGACAAGGAACAGGTTAAGGTGTATTCTAAATCTGAACTCGAAAATATGGAATGGTCAGAGTTCAAAAAGCTGATTGATGCTGCTGGAATCCGAGGTCGTCGCAGACAAAACCTAACGCGTGACTATCTAATTTACCAAGAGGAGAACCTGAAATGAACTTTGAAGACTACAGTGAATTTGCTGAATGGGCTGAAGAAAATGGCTACGATTATGACAATGAGCTTCATCGAGAGGAACAAAGTCATAAACGATCAGTACTTGTCTTCTTTTATATGAAGAAGGCTGATAGTGATAGCTACGCACAAGTTAGCTACGTTCAAGATTACGATCACGGCTCTTCAGACTTTACTGTTCAAGAGGGCTTTAAGAAAGTAGAAGAAGTTGTTACTATCACTAAGTTTGTTTAATAGGAGAACCTAAAATGAACGCACAACAAAAACAAGCGCTATCGTGGTCCGACTGGCACGACCAACTCTTTGCTAAACTATCTCCAAAGCAAAAGGAAGTGCTCAATCGGAGTACTAAAACTGTCTACTCGTTTTATAAGAGTGGTAAGCTGCCGGAAGATGTTGTAGACTATGTTTGTGGAGGTGTTTTGTGACCAAATCTATACAAGCGATCACCGTCCTTTTGCTAATTAGCCTTATGTGGCTAGTGGCAACAAACAAAGCAGAGATTAAAAGCTTGCAATTAAAACTTGCCGAAGTGGGTGAGTTGTGTCAGACTGCGAGTACGGTGGAGAGTGTTATAGTAATTACAGCGCCGGAGTATATTGAGGAGGAGAAATAGATGAAGTTTTATTGGAACGAAGGTCCTTGGGGTTGGCGGATGTTTGGTCTGGTTGGTAAGGATGCTAAGTGGTTCATTGGATTTTCAATTGTAGATAAAGCTAAGGAGAATTAAGTATGGGTAAGCGATACAAAGATAAATCTAGCGAAGACCTTGGAATCAATTATTTCCAACCTTCTAAATGGCAACAAGAAGCTCTTGAAATTATTGAGAGCAATGATTTGATTTTCATTGACTCCGTTGCAGGGACGGGTAAGACTTCGATTGCACTCTATGAAGCTTGTAGGCAGTATCTATCGATTCCAGGATATCAGATTGTCTTTGTACGCACACCTGCCGATGTAGGTAGTGATCGTATCGGCTTTCTTCCGGGCTCTGCTGGTAGTGGAATGGAAGATAAACTTGGCGTTCACTTTGAGTCAACCAAGTTTCTGCTGAATAAGTTGCTTGGAGCTAACAAGGTTGAATGCGATACAGGTTCACGAATCCATTTCATGATTCCTAACTTCATCCTTGGTAAGACTATTGATAATGCAACGTTCATTATTGATGAAAGTCAGATGCTACAACCTTTGATTATGAAGCTTCTTCTTGAGCGGATTGGTCAGAATACAAAAACGATTGTTCTTGGCGCCAGCGGTCAGCTATACTCTAGCGACAAAAACCGTAATGGCTTGAAAGATGCAATGCGGCGGTTCTTTAATGATGACATGAGTAAGAAGTTTCCGAACATTGGCTACTACAAATTTCCCATTGAGTCGGTGATGAGGTCGGATATCGTGAAGGATATCATTAAGGTTTATGAAGGCGAGGATTGAATGGAAGAAATTTTAGAGGGTGTTAAATATAACAAACTGACGGTAGTAGGAATTTCAGAAACCAGACCATACAACTCTACAGCTTACGACTGTATATGCGACTGCGGCAAAGAAACGATAGCTACTAAATACCAACTTTTGAAAGGTAAAAAGCAAAGTTGTGGTTGTATAAAACAGGAGAAAGGTCCCAGAGGTAGTAAATATAAGGTTGAAAAGGATCAGGTTTTTGGCAGACTTACAGTAGCTTCAGAACAGTTTGCAAACAAGGATGGGCACTATCGTGTTAAAGTTGTTTGTGAATGTGGTCAAGAGAGCCAGCCAACAGTAAGACAACTTGTACTTGGAAAGGTAGTATCTTGCGGTTGCAAGCGGTTAGAAGGTAACTATATTCACGGCATGCATAACAGCCGACCAAAAAGTATTTACCACCATATGAAGCGAAGGTGTACCACAGAAAAAGAAGCTAAATATGAAGATTACGGTGGAAGGGGTATTTCATACGACCCCAAATGGGAGACTTTTCTTGGTTTTTGGGAGGACATGGAGGAGGGTTATTCTGATGAACTGGAATTAGACCGAATTGATGTAGATGGAAACTACTGCAAAGAAAATTGCAGGTGGGTTGACAAATACCTCCAAGCTTTTAATACGAGGAAAAGAAAAGACAATAGTAGTGGTAAAACTGGAGTCTATCTTAACAATAAAACCGAGAAATGGTATTCCAAAATAAGCTACGAGGGTAAACAAATAAGTTTGGGGACCTTTTCAAGCTACGAAGAAGCTTGTGCAGCACGAACAGCAGCAGAAATTGAATATTACGGATTTTCAAAGGAGTAAAAATATGCGTACTAATAATTTTGAAGATATGGTTATTGCTCAGAACAAAGAATGTCAGTTCTTTCAATCTACAATTACCAGCAACCTTTACGACATTATTCTTGATGAAGATATTAAAGCTCCTGATTACTACCGGAACGTATTTCAAATCTTTCGGCAAGCAAGCCCAGGCGATACCATTCGGCTAAACTTGAATTCTTGTGGCGGATATCTTTCGACGGCAATTTGCTTCATTAATCTTATGAAGGAGACCCAAGCCCAGGTTGTTGCTGTATTGGAAGGTGAGACCCATTCAGCGGCCTCCTTGATCGCCTTAAATGCGGATGGGATTGAGGTTAAGCCCTATGCATCAATGATGATTCATCACGCCAGCTTTGGAAGTGGAGGAACGGTGCAGAACGTGGTAGACCATGTAAACTTCACCAGTAAACAGACTGAAAAGCTGATGCGTGAAACATATGCTGACTTCCTCACTGCTCCAGAAATTGAAGAAGTAATCCGTAACCGTGAAATCTGGTTGACTGATGAGGAAATTGGTGAGAGACTTGAACGCATGTTTGAGGTACGTGCTAGCCAAGGCTGCGGCGATCCCGACTGTGAAGAATGTGGCTTCGCCGAAGAGTCCGAACTCACCCAAGCTGAAATCGATGCTCTTTTAGCTGAACCAAAGGATGTAGCACCGAAAAAGTCCCGCAAGAAAAGTTAAAATAGACGTTGACACAGATCGGAGATGGCCTTAAAATCATCTCCATCAACACAGCAAAGGAGAAGTGAAATGGCTATACTGATTATGTTTTTCTTAGGTCTGCTCAATGGAGTAATCAGTGCCTGGGTTACTCTGCCTTCAGATGACCTTGCAAAAGTAAATCAAATGTGTCAGTCTAACGGTGGAATTGAGAAAATTCGTTTTGTTACTCTTGGTCAACACAAAGTCTTTTGTAAAGACGGAGCGGAGTTTAAACTATGAAATCACCAGTACGCCAAATCTCACCACTGAAGGCTAACAGAATCTATGAACAAGCTAAAATTAAGGGCAGCACTTACTTTACCCTCCCCAGCTCTGGTCGTATTGTATTTAGTCGTAATAGTTGCTTAGTCAATGGATACATCTACGCCGAGTGTATGCTAGATAACAACTACACTGCTTTTCGAGTGGATACAATTGCAGGCAGTAGTGCCCAAGCAGCTTTCATTCCAAGCAATTCTCACGTAAGTCCGTTCTGAGGTAACTATGTCTAAAGAAATCGAATACGTTGTTGTCAGCTATGAACAATTCACTGATTACGAGTTTTCCGAGCCTGGAAGTTTTTTCATAATGGATAGCATGCAAAATTATGTGTTCTTCAAAACCTCAGACCGAGCTAAGGCACAAGCTAAAGCAGACGAATTGTATGGCCCAAATCGATACACTGTGAAGACTTCAAAGAATCAGAAAACTAAATCAAAATTGGAGTCGGGCGGATACTCGGCAGTAGGAACTTCCAGTCGCCGTGGAATGGGCTCTTGGCTTAGGAAGACTGTATGAACACTCGACCAGCCTACTACAAGAAAGATGAAGTTGTCCGTCTACGCCTGAAAGGGTATGATTCACTTTACCAAATCACAGAAGTAAAATACTATAATGGTCCTAGTAAGAATGGACCGCTTCATTGTTGGACATATAAATTGGTTGACTGCAAGGACGGTAAGCCGGTAATATATGAACCTACGGAGCAAGAAACTTTCAGTGAACCTCTTCTTTGTAAAGCTTACTCAGAAAGCTGGTTGACATACAAAGAGCTAATCAACAAATTGCAGACTACTGATTTTACCAAGGAGACAGAAGATGACTGAATACGACTTGATTTACCAACTGCCATTACAGGTGAGCTTCGAGCGAGCACTAGCTCTATACGAAGTTCTTGTTTACATCTTATTCGTAGGTATGTAAAATGCTAACCCTAGCCGACCTCGTTAACAAATATGGAGAAAATGCCGTGCTGACTATCCGAGACAAATCAGGTAATGCAACTCTAGTAGGCTATCACAGCCAAGATGAAGGTCTACTGAGTCCAGATGAAGATGTTGTTCACCTACTTTCTCAGAATTCAATTCATGAACTAGAAGGCCTACACCAATCAGGCGATCTAGATTTCTTTAGCGTAATTGTGGTGGATGTGTGAGCAGGGAACAGGAAATACGAGACCAGATCACACAGCTTATGGGAAGGTCTGGTCTTGGAGTGTTTAATCAATCTGTTTATGACAAAATTGAACAGCTTGAATTTGAACTACAAGAGGTTTTAGGGTTTAAACAAGGTGGCGCTAAACACACATATAAGAATCTTTATAAATTCGAATGCTCACGCTTTGGTGGAGATGCCGAAGAAATTAGAGTCGATTATAGACCTTTATAGATTGGAGGAGATGTGATTAAGGAGAAACACATTAGGGCATGTATGAAGACTGCCGAAGCTTGGGCTGAATGCTCCGATGCACAAAGACTTCGTGTTGGAGCCATTGCTTACAAGAACGGACACATCATCGCAGAGGGATATAATGGACTGGCAAAGAGCTTCTCAGGCTCTTGTGAGGATGAGCATGGAAATACCCGTGCAGAAGTAACCCACGCAGAAGACAACCTTCTACGAAAGCTTACGCGAAGCACTGAGAGCAGTGTTGGTGCTGTGGTCTTCTGCACACATGCTTGTTGCTTTGCTTGCTCAATGAAGCTAGTTGATGCTCAGATAGAAAAGTTCTACTACAAACACGATTATCGTTCAGACGATGGATTGAAAAATCTAATTGCTAACGGAATTTCAGTAGAAAAATTAAATGAATAGATTCCTTTACAACCCGCATTCTCTGTGAGATACTTTCTTACATGAAGTGCGGGTTTTCTTGTATCTGAAATAGGAGAAAATAAGTGAAATATTATACTGGTATTGGAAGTCGTTCTACGCCAGCCCACATTCAGCAACTGATTAGTAAAATATCATTTAAACTTGCAGAGGAAGGCTATACACTTCGTTCTGGAGCTGCGTATGGTGCAGACAAAGCATTTGAGATTGGGGTTAAGGAGTATTTTAATACTTTTGGAGATAGCTATCCAGCTTCATCTGACCTTGCTCAAATCTATACTCCTTGGCGTAGTTTTTGTGAAATCGATGAAGACTATAAAGATTGGTATTATGTGCTTACAGAACAACGCAGTAAGGATCAAGCCGAACAGCTAGCTAAAAATATTCACCCTGCTTGGGAACGTTGCTCAAGAGGGGCTAAAGCGCTCCACACACGTAATGTATATCAAGTATTAGGAGTGACACTGAACAGTCTCAGCAGCTTTCTCATAGCTTATGCAGAGCCAACAAAAACTGGAGTTAAAGGTGGCACATCTACAGCCTGGGATTTAGCAGGACAACATAATATTCCACGATTCAATTTATACAACAAAGAAGATCGTGATAGAATTGAAGCTTGGTTATTTAAGGGTTAATTTAATGCCTATTTATTTCAAAATAAATAAAAAGATTGTTGGTTTGCCCGCTAAAACAATTACAATACAAATTCCTTTGTTGGAAAGTTATATAGATTTCTTAGATAACAACCCTGAATGCGTTGAATTTGAAGATGAAAGTTCTTTATATAAATCTGTAATAAAAGCTTTCGAAAACTATTAAAGAGGTTAGGCAGTATGAAAGAACTAAGTCACATTCCACGCGGAGAAATGTGCCTAACATGCACCCACTTGCACAGAAAATGTAATCACCTAGAATTCACCAAGATGCAAGTGATCAAGGTGTATAAAGAAGATGGTCTGAAAGAGGTTAAGTGTACAGACTTTGTGAGGGAGGAGAAATGAAGCTTATAGCGATATCAGATGATAGGTGGACAACCATCGCTCTATTCTCTATAGCAGGCGAGGAGTATTTCTTCCAGCATTCCAAAACTCCTGATATCATGTCTGTAGAAACAAAAGCTGGAGAAGAGCTTGACTTTACGCGCTCACAATGTGAAGATGTGATTCGAGAGCTTAAAAAACAACGTAACTACAAGAGGAAATAGAAATGTACAAGGTATGTCCTGACTATATGTCGAGTGGGCTGATGCAAGAACGTTGGTGTTTCGACCGATTGAAATATGTATCTACATATGTTGATGAAGAAGAGTTCTTGACGATATTTTCCGAAGAGACACGACAACTTCTAGCCCTTTGTCAGCAAATTTTTGATCAAGTGGATTCTTGGTCTAGTAAAGATGCCGATTACAAATTTCCACACTTCATTCGTAAAGAGCAATACGAAATCCTTTGCAAACTCGTAGCAGAACGTATACAATCAGAAACTGGTGTACCGACTACTGCTGAATTTTATTGGGAGACTGACAAATGACCAACTATAACGATGTGATTGATCTTCTGATGGAGCTTGATGGGCGCCTTGATCGCGAAATGTCTAAGCGCTACACTGGACGTATCAGTCGTGCCGTTCACGCCCTTCGTCAAGATCAGCTTAAAGTGGAACGAGCAATGCTTGATCTGATTAGCTATGAAGATAGCTGCTCTGGCGTAGGCTTACACAACATTAGTTGAGATTAAAAATGAAAATTAAAAAGCTAGTTTATGGTGTTGGTGTCAATGATGCTGACTACGTTATTGGAATCAACGAAACTGTTGGTTATACAGAGAGCGGTAAGAGAATACTGAAGCAGGTGTGGCTTTGCCCTTTCTACAGAAAATGGAAAAATATGTTGCACCGTTGCTATAGCCAAAACCTTCAACAAATAAGGCCCACTTATAAAGGGTGTTCTGTTATTGAAAAATGGCACTACTTTATGAATTTTCGGGCTTGGATGGAGCAGCAAGATTGGCAGGGTAAGGAGTTAGATAAGGATTTATTATTCCCTGGAAATAAAGAATATTCAGAAGAAACGTGTGTTTTTGTTGACAGAAATGTTAATTCCTTCTTAAATGGGAATGCAAGAAACAGGGGAGAGTGCCCCATTGGGGTCAGCGTTCATAAGGAAAAAGATAAGTACCAAGCCCAGTGTAGAGATGTAATCACAGGAAAAATTAAACACCTTGGCTATTACACAAACTTTGATGAAGCCCACCAGGCATGGTTGACTTACAAACTTGAACAAGCTAAGATTCTAGCGGCACAACAGACTGATCCACGAGTAGCTAAAGCTCTTATTGAGAGGTATGAAAATTATGATCAATTATGACACAGAACGTCTCCTGAAGCGTATAGCAGCCCTTGAAGGTCAGATTAGAGATATGGATAGCACTATACGCAGAGGCATAACTAGTAAGGTTAACTTGTCTAAAGAGATTCCAGATGATATGAAGAAAGAAGTGTTGGATTTGGTTTGGGGAAGAAAATGATGGATATCAACAGAAAGATCAAGATTGTTGTCATCTCTGGGAAAGAGGAATTATTTTTCAGCAACTTCCAGATCATTCAAAACTTAAGTGTTGTTGAACTGGTGGATGGAAGTCTAAGAACCGTGTTGAAGGATTCAAAGGGCTGGTATGTGCCAAGCTCAGGATCTTCAGGTAACAGGTATGTTAAAGAGATGGTCCAAAGAGGGGAGACAGTTCTTTATGTCAGCTAGGCAGCTATTATCCCATTACGAAATAAACAAGCACTACCTGAACCAAGACCTGAAAAATGCTATAGCGCTTATTGTGGATAATATTAGTTTGTTGAGTGATGAACAGCTTAAGCAGCTTAGGGTGGCTATGGATGATAAGATTATGGAGAGGTATAGACTGAATCAAACGCCGGGTAATGGTTATCAGCCTATTGCACGAGCAGATGATCCTATTAATCCACAACCGCCCAAGTGGAGGTGATATGTCTTCATTTACACGATTCTCAAGTCAACTAGACCTTCGTTATCACTCAGAATCTGTATGGGAAGTTCTAACGCCCTTTAGCTATGATGTGTCAGCTTTGGGCAGTGGTATAACTGTAGATATCCCTAAAGGCTTTCTCTTCGATGGTGGCAGTGTTCCTAAAGCTCTATGGAGCATCATCTCCCCTTGGGAAGAGAACTGTGGGCAAGCTTTCTGTGTCCATGATAAACTCTGTGACCTGCAACAACTCACCTACCACCAAGATTCAGGACAGCTTGTCAAAGTGAATATCTCACGAAAGCGATGTGATGAAATATTGGAGGAAGCATTGAATGTGTTGAAAGTCACTCCCTATAAGATTAATTTGATTATGGCTGGAGTGAATGCACATAGGGTTGTTAATAGGATTGAGTGAGGAGGCTTGATGTGGTATGTGACTGATGCGATGGAAATCATTATGGGTCCATATGAGACTAAACATGATGCTGACAGAGAGCTTGATATCTTCGTGACAGAATGCTATCTTCTGGATCAGTTTCCTAATCCTGTAGTCGATTATATCGAGGAAGACTATTTCAATACAGAAGACTTTGAATACGAGCTTTACAAATGGGTAGAGGGTAGTATGTTGCCTACACGAGAGAAGAAGGTTAAGGTGAGGAGGGAATGGAAGTGAGTCTTACAAAGAAGCAAAGAGAACAGCTTAAGAATAAATACAATGGTAAATGCGCATACTGTGGTTGTAACCTTCCAGACAAAGGATGGCACGCTGATCACATTGAACCTGTAATGCGCGTGTCTGAGCAAGATGAAGAGGCGGCTAAGCGTGGTATGTGGAAGCTTAAAGCAACAGGACAGCATTACACAGAAGGAAGAGACGTCATTGAGAATATGAATCCTGCTTGTGCTCCTTGTAATTTATTCAAGATGACTTATTCCCTAGAGATGTTTAGAAAGCAAATTCAAGAACAAGTGGATAGGGCAAGAAAGAGTAGTGTTAATTTCAGAACTGCTGAGAGGTTTGGATTGATTGAGATTGTAGGGAAGCCTGTTAAATTTTATTTTGAAGAGTTTGATTTAATTGAATCAACCCAAACCCCCGGAAAATAGACTTGCAGAAATCTGAATACTCAAGGATGAGTTTAGGAGAAAATATCTAGGTAAGTGGGAATTGATTTGTATAATCTGACTGGATATTTCTCAAGACGGTTTAACGGTACCCCAAATTCAAATCAGAGTCAACATTTATGATTATAAAATATTTGAATGAAGGCTTCTGATCTAATAGCTATAAACAATAAGCTATCCACCACTATCCATGATAAACTGTTAGCAGCATATCTTCTATAAACCATCTAGGCAAAAGAAAGCCTCCGGTTAAGGAGGCTGTTGTATTGATTACTTATTGACTGTCTTTCATCTCCTTTCTCAGAGCATCTTGTGCAGCTTCCCACACCTGTCTGTATTGATCCTTAACGACATACATTGCAGCATCACAACCAAAATTACGATATTCAACTGGAAAGTATTTGTCAAACCATTGTTCAAAAGTCATCATCTATCTCCTATTTAATAAAAGTACAGAACGCTTCTGATTAGCTTCCTTATCCCAAGTATAAGGCTTACTCAATCCATTGTAAACCTCTTTATCAGGAGCTTTGTCTAGAGCTTGTTGCAAGCGTTCTTGGAATGGCATGATGCTTACTCCACTGATGCCTGCGACTTGATACGTTCAATCAGTTCGTAGTTAAGCTCTGCATCCTCATGCTCAAGGTAGACACACTGATTGTCTAGAGCTTCAAGGATCATCTCTACTTCATCTTCAGTTAGCATCAGGTATTTGTCAGTCATTTTGTAGCTCCTTCCTAGTGAGAGACGTTGTGTCTCTGATGGATTCAGTATAAGAGGATTAGCCTGGTAGGTCAACAGGTATTTTCAACAAAGATTTCTATTAGCACAACGAAGTTAATAGAGAATCTATATAATTCTTGGCGTATCTAATACTACCAACCTGGCTAACACAGCAATGCTCACCACCTACGGATTTCACAACATCAACCCAAGGGTTAACACCAGTAACGATGTAATAACCCATATACTCTTCTACCTTACTGTCGTCTCTCAAAAGATAAACTCTTTTGCTAACAGGGTTTCTACTGTCATACCAAGGATTCTTATATTCTTTCATACAATCTTAGCAACCATCATAACAGAGAACAAACCTTTGTCAGCAAGCTCACGCTGAGTAGACTCGGAGTCAATGTGATAACCTGCTACCTTAACACTGTCCATCAAGCTATGAGCATCTTTAGCAGACACAGAGGTAAGTTGAGAACCTACATAAACATAACCATTCTTCTTACTGCATTTGTCAACACCAAAACTCTTAGCAATCTTACGGACTTGTGCAGCATCTTCTTTGGTGGCTTCGTAGATGGCAATCATGGTGAATCTCCTGTCTTGATGTCTTCATCTTACAAAGAATCTCTCATCACGTCAATCTCTTTCTTCATTGAATTTATCTATCAAATTAGCCTGTGTAATAGATTTATTGTTCATATATTTATTCTATAGATTTGTGAAGAATGATTGAGAAAATTGATTGTTTGGTGTGATTTAGAGGATTAATTTGACAGAGATGGTGGATAGAATTTAGCTATAGTGGCTGACAAACTGATGATTAGAGAGATTCTATTGAAAGAATTTTGTTGATAAATTTTAGCTATCGAAGATGAAGTTCGCTTAACAATACAAAGATATCACTGGCTACTCATTAGGGAGATACCCTGTTTGTAGTCATTTTGACTCAATTCCAGCATAAATGTCTTGACAACATAAAAGTAGCTCAAAGTATTGCAATCACTATACTCCAAGCAACATAAGGGCTCGAAATGAGCCCTGTATTTGACTACCTAACACTGTCAAAACAATGGCATAAAATAATAGTTATTTTAGTATTTATTTCAGTTTTCAAACACTAACTATTAAACACTCTTTCTATGGTCAACACCTGAGTTACCTAAACCTCTTCTTTTATAAAGAGTGGATTAAAACACCCTATGATTACAAGGCTTACAGAGGTTTAGGGTAGCCAACGATTCCTTTTCTGATATTCTCATACCACTTATTCAAAGCTGCCTCCCTCCTCATCATATCTCCCTTCCAGACAAACAAAGGATTGATAGTGATGTGCAAGTCTCCTTTATAGATCATATTCTCTTGGCACACTTGCAGGGCGTAAGGTGAAAGCTTCTTTAGGAACTTCCTACGGTTCTTCTCATGGCAAGGGATATCAGAGATGTGCCCATACCAAACATTCCAGTTCTGCACCTTCTCACAGAGGTCTAATACAATGATGAGGTCTGTTTCAGTCATAAATCCTTGTGCTACAGAATGAGCTAAAGCCCAGTGATTAACCTCAAGAGTTCGCCAATGGAAGCTATCAAGCTCCTGGGCAAGTTCTTGCAGCTCCTCAACTGAGCGTGCTTCGTATGGCCATTTAGTGTCTATACCGACGTATTTGGTCTTCTTGTGCTTTGGTGCTGGTATGTAAGGTTCAAAGTCTATAATCTCTCCTGTCTCATCGTCCCTTATGATCATCCCTTCTTTGATATACTCTTGTTTAATCATTCTTTTGGACCTCTGTGTTTCTTTATTCCTCTTAGTTGTAAATAGAAGTTGTCAATGAAATACTTCTTAAAAGTAAATCTATAAGTGGCAACACCTCCCACTTTCTCAACTTTTTCTATAAAGCTGTGTTCTTTCTTTGACTTCTGAAAATTGGTTATCCATGTCCCTAAGTTCATCCCCGCTTTCTGCTTGAACTCAGCACTTTTGACAACAAAGCTTAACTCTGTTTCCATATTTAGCATTGCTAATTCAAGTATACCTAAACTAACAGATTTATTTTCTATACTTAGATACTCTTTTAAGTAAGTCTTGAGCTTTGCTCCAGTTATAGCCGCACCTGTAAAAGTAGAATTCCACGGTGGTTGATGCTCAAGGATTAGTCTCTTCTCTTCCCTCAAAGCTTCATCTCTAGTAAGGCCAGAAACTACAATTTTAGTATCTACAGACCCGCCTGAGAAGTGCAGTTTGTTGGCCTGATAAGCACTGCTTGTTCCGCTGTTCAAGTGTAGATAGCGGTCTTTTGAGCCCATACCAACGTACATAGGCCTCCCATCTAGATAACCAATATAAACATAACAATCAGACATTAACTTTTATTCTCCTTCTCTAACCATCTCTTACTCAATTGAACGCTCACAATCTTGTCTTCAGGATAAATCTGTTTAATCTTCTCCCAAGCCTCTTCTAAAGAGTTAGCACCAGCAATCTTTCTAAGACTACGGCTCTTACCTTTGCCATTATTAATCCTGGCTACATACTTGTCTTTGCTCTCCATCACACCAATCAATCACACGTTGGTAAGCTTCGTTATTCATTACACTTCTCCTTAATCAACTTCCGAATCTTTTTCTCTATAGATTCGTTTTTCATAGCTCTAACACCAAAGTAAAACCCCATCACAGGCAACCACAGACCTGCTGTGAGGATTACAAGAATCAGGTGGAAGATAACGCTGCTTCCAGAGGTTTTGAGCTTGGAAGCCTTCAGTCGTTCGAGTTCCCATAATTTATCACGACTGTCCATTCAACACCTCATTAAGCAAAGCGATACCCTCAGATTTAATCTCAACAATCTGATACTCTGTAGAGCCTTCATGATTAGGCTGCAATACAATCAAGCTGCCTTGAGCAGTGATGTGGATGTATAGGTTTAGTCCGTCTGTCTGATGAGTAGCTTTCAAAGTAGTACCGTTCAATACAAATTCATCGTTCTGTTCGAGTAGAGTCATAGTAGGTTCCTCTGGGTTGTCAGTTGATTGGGTTGAGCCGTATAGTTGTCCGTATTGAGTGCCGTAGGCCAATTACTCTGCCTCCTGTTTATTGTCTAAATACTCATCTATCATCTCTTCAATAGACATGTCACCAACTGTATACCCCTCCCTATTAATAATTTCACAGCCGCACATATGACACAGATATTGTATCAAATTAATTGCTTCTTCTTTACTCATCTCATCTCTCCTCAATAATCGCCGCAGATTAACATGGCCGCGAAACGTTTGACATAGAAAAGCTCTCGCACACTTCCAGTCTTCTTGTAAGTGTTAAGAGCGAATGTCAGGTCTAGAGCTAGAGTGCTAGTAGATCGGGTCATTGGCGCATCTCCTATTTAACTGTTAGTAGAATAGCTTTATCTGTGGAGGCTGTCAAGCTCCAAAACCTACCAAATTCAACACACCACAACCGAACAAGATACTGGCAACAGTGAACATGAACGGGTGACGCTCACAGAAACCCTTAGCGGCATCCTCTACAGCGTTAATCACAGAAGGTTTGGTGGAAGTAGTGGCTGGGGTTGGTTGTTGTTTGGTAAAGCCCATCTTTTTGTCTAGTTTGGCACGGCTTGCTTCCCATTCAGTCAACAGCATGTTGTATCTTTCGAAGTCTATAAGACCTCCCTCAAAAGCTTTCTCAAATTGACTACGGCGAGCATCCAGGCGATCCTCGGCTCGTTCGTTAGAACTACGAAAATCAGGGGATTTCACTTTCTTAACTTTCTTTACAGACTCTTCGTCAGCATAGGCAGCAAGGTTAGCCATGCGACCAACCATGTGCGACTGCTGCTTACCAGAGTAGTCATTCTCATCTGCGTTCAACCAAGAGGCTGCTACGAAAGTTCTCATCTGAATCACTACTGTGTTTGGTTTCGATGGATTTAGGATATGAAAAAGGGAGGCACCTGTCAAGGCCCTCCCTACGACTATTTAGATTTTTCTTTCAAAAGTTCGTCTTTATATTTCTGTAGCTGGAGGTTTAGGATGTCAACCCCATTCCCTAGGATCTCCTGAGTCTTCTCGTTTGTAGCCACCCTCTCAACACCATACGCAGCAAGCATTGTGTACATAGTATTTTCAGAGGGAACTAACACCGCAATCAGAAAAAGTCCCAAAGAGAAACCAACTAGCTTTTTCATCAAAGATTTAGGTTTCTTAAGCTCTTCTGCACACTCTTTAGATTGAATGTCTGCATAACCATCCATAATTCCAAGCATCCAGGGTATAGTCAAAAGTCCTGCGATTAGACAAAAGACACCAACAAAGACTGACATAACAGCAATACCAGGGATGACATTGATCAGATAAACAATAAGTGCTAGGCTCATTCAGATAGACTCCAGATATCCTTACGATTTTTCCGCTGCTGACGAAAGGCTTTGGTTTGCTTTTTCTCTTGAGTTCGCTCTGCACGATATTCGTAGTCACGGAGATTTTTAGCGTTTACAGATTTCATTTGTTAATCCTTACTCTCGTAGATTGCCCAAAGTTTATCAAACTTATCAACTTTCTTTTTATGCTCCATAAGTAACTTACTTTGCTGACTTTCAATCTCGGAAAGCTTCTCTTCAAGATTATGAATTTCTTGCTCAAGTTTATCAATTTCATTTTTCATTTCTTAGCTCCTTTGATAGTCACAAACCAATTACCGTTTTGTTTGAACAGCTTATGTTGAACGCCTTGCTGAAAGAGATTGTAACTCACTTCAAATGCTTTGGCAACTGTCATCTTAAGCTACCTCGGCAAGTTGTTGTTTGACATACCGATCAAGCATGTCAATCCCCATGAAGTTTATCACATCTTCCAGCGCTTCTTCATCGTAAGAAACGTATGCGTTGTTTTCGTAAATCTGAACCATCTTTTCCACAGCGTAACTCTGCTCATGATCCTTTACATAGCTGATGGTCACGATTACGTCCAGCGAGTCAATGATGATTTCTTTCTTGAGGATTTGCATGATTTCTATCTCTTTGGTTGCCTTCGGGCTTATTCCCTCTGGCTTGTGCTCAGTATCGTTGAATCAAAGGTGGCTGTCAACACCATTTTCGAAAGAAAATCACCGTTCGTCGGCTTTGAGCTTTCTCACCAAGAATTCACACACCTTATCAAACTCGGGTTTTGGGAGGAAATCTATGGTGGATTTCAACAGAGTAGAAGCCTCATCCAGATCGTTTTGCAAACCTATAAGCGCATTTTGAAGAGTATATTGACTTTTATTTTGAGCTTTATCTCTTGCTCTGATATAGCCAATCAGAAATTTAGAGTCTGATCTAAAACAGCTTTTCTCAATAAGACGAAGCGCCTCTTCCAATCTCTCTTCTGTCATGTCTATAGTCATTTAATTTCTCCTCAATGAACACTTTCAAAACACGTCTCAAGCAACAGCTGCTGAAAATCTAGTAACGCCTCACAGGCTATTAACTCCTCTTGCATGCCATCCATCTCAAACAGTCTTAGATTAAGCTTATTTAGCTCGATCAGGTCTGTCAAAGCTTCGTACAGGTGATCTGGGGTTAGGTTGAGTTGTTTGGTTGGCATGGCTATTCCTGCTGCTCGACCTGGGTGTAGCGGGCGAGGAATCGGCCAACCTCTGCCGTATGCTCGTCGTCGAACATGCGTGCAATCTCCTGCGAGTAACGCAGCAGCCCCACAGCCTCCGCCAGCTGAGCCTTCAAATGGTGAATCTTTTTACATTGTTCAGAATCATGCTCAGCAAAGTCTTGTCTATATTTTACTGGAAAATCTTCCTGAAGCAATTTTGAATAAAACTCATACTTGTTCATCATTCTCTCTCCTAATCAGATACCAAATTCTTTCGACGCTTTGTTCAGCAAATCACCTAATGCTTTGTTCGACATGATGAGTTTACCATCATCCCTGATCTCCCAAAGACTTTCTTTCGAATTTTTACTGATTGAATAGCCTGCTTGGGTGATTTGTCGGTGGGTGTGGGCGGAATGGGTTTTCCAGTGAGTCATCTATGTCAATCCAACCAGGTCAAACGGCAAACACGAGCATTCTTCACAAAGATACTTTGCAATGCATTATATTTCTTATCAAGACACTGATCATAACTCATAGGCTGAGTCACAAAAATCTCAGGCTCATCATCGTCCTCGATCGAATGATATTCAACAAAGACAACGAAGTATTCATTTTGCATTGTATCTCTCCCAAAACTCCACTAAGAAAGCACGGTATTGTGCATCAGCTTGAGTTAGATTTTCTATCACTTTTTGATCGATGTCAACCCAGCAGTGATTGATATTTTCTATGACAGCTTTACTATTCATTGATAATGCTGATTGAATGTCTCGCTTAGCTTCTTCTCTGTTAGCACAGCCTTTGGTTGGAATGCTGTCGAGAATATCAGTCAAGGTTTGCATAGTTTTCATACCTCTCAACCAGGGCTTTAGCTACACGAGGGTCTGTTTGCTGACTAGCAAGAATCTTAGCCTGTTCTAGTTTGAATGCAAGCCATGCTTGGTAAGCTTCTTCTGGGCTATTGAAGCAGCCTAAATGTCTCCTTTTACCTGTTAATACTTCTCTCCCTTTTCCTATAAATTTGTCGCTGATATTATCAAAATACACACCAATTGGCCACTGACCACGATCATTTTGCCTTTCAAGTATAAAGCTGTTTACGGACCTTTCAACAAACACGCAAGTTTCTGGGCCATAAAGCTTATTTCCAGGAAAAAGCAAATCTTTGTCCAACTCCTTATTTACCCAGTTTTGGGTTTCCATCCAAGCACGAAAAGTCATAAAATAGTGCCACGACTCTACAGCATAGCATGAAGAGTAACTTGGGCGCTCTTTATGCGTTTTTTCACTGTAGCAACGACGTAGCATGCTAGACCAGCTTACATAGAAAGGACATCGCCATAAGGTCTTTCTCTTGCCGTCTATTTTAATTTCGCTTGTTACTGAATAATCAGCATCGTTAATACCAACACCATAAACTAATTTTAATTTCTTCATAGCGTACACTCCAATACTTGTATGTTTTTCATTTTGAGGATAATAGCGCAGCTTGGGCACGGATTACTTGGAAGCAAGTCACCTTTCCTGCCAACTCTCACTACAGTGGCCCTATAAGGCTTGTGGTGAGGTTTTAGCTTAATGCAAGCACTTAGTTCAGCGTGAACGTAGCAACGCTCTGGATCGAATCCTGTGGCTTCTGAGAGCTTCTTTTGCAAAGGATGAGTACAATTGTAGTCGTTAACACCTGTGGAAAGAATCTTACCACGTTTGTCCGATATGATGCAAGCCACTCGTTGGAATCCCTTGATGTTTGGCAGCTCAAGGGCAAGTAGCCTAGCACGGTCGATTAGAGATTTCATTTTCCCTTGACTCACCATAGATTAGATTGGTAACTTCTGCCGACATAGCAGCCCACTGATCCGCGTAAACCTTCATTGCAGAATACGGCATATCAGTGTAAGATAAAGCCGAAATAAAACCAAGCATCTGATCTGCAATAGACTGTTTGGCATATGAGTTTGAATGCATTTCAAAATCAGCCTTGTATTGCTCAAGTCGAGTTACCACATCTTCAGTTTTCATCATTAAGCTCCAAAGTATATTGCGTAGTTTTCGTACCTATCCACCAAAGCGTCTGCCACTCTACGATCTGTTTGAAGACTGGCCAAGATTTTAGCTTGCCTGAGTTTTTCTGTCAACCACGTTTGGTGTGCTTCTTCTTGTGTGTCAAAAAGTCCTAAATGTTCATTTTTACCTGTAAAAGTGTTGTTGCACCTTGCACGAAACTTCGTACACCCCTTGACACTCGTCAGACTTACTCCCATAAGATAGTCAGTTTTTGTAGCACGCCTGTCGGTTATAAAAACATTTAAGGTTTGATCTATAAAGCAGCAAGTCTCTGGACTATAAACCTTATTATTTGGTATAAGTAGGTCTTTATCCAGGTGTTTGCTTTGCCAATCCTGTGTTTCCATCCAAGGTTTAAAAATAGTCAAATGAGACCATTGCTCATCAACAGAGCAACCCCTGTAATTTGGGTGTTTAATCAGTTCAAGCTCACTATAACAGCGACGGATCATATCTCTCCATCTACTATAAAAAGGGCAAGTCCATAAAGGCTTTTGTATAGGCCTACCATTTGGTTTATAACCGATCGTAGTCAAAGTTTTTACAGTGTAGTCTGCATCATTGACACCAAAACCATACACAAGTTTTCTTTCTTTCATATTTATCAATCTCCTAATGGTATTTAGATTTACATTCCACTGAGTTCTGAAATTAAGGTAAAAAGACCCCTAACCCACGGCCATACGCTTCTTGAGAACCCTGCGGCTCTCTACGCTTCGACCTAGGCTAGAGTCTATTCCTTTTTCAGAATCAGTGTCAACCCCATGAAGTGAATTTCTTCACCATTCCACTTGAGACGTCAAAATCCTGCGAAGCATGGGCACATTCACAGGCAAGGGCTTAACACACGTTTACAAGACGGTTAAGCTTCGGTATCATTTTTACGATCTTGATCGCTATCACTCAGTCCATACCTTTTCGACCAGACTGTGCTTTGTGGTGATTCCGTGGTAAGCTTTAAGTCTAAGGCGCCCGTTGCATTTCTGACCCCACCAAAGACCGAGCACACAAATCCTGTCGCCATTAGATGTGCACGAGAAACATTATACAGCACGATCCCCACACGTCCATACAAATAAATCTATCACCAATCAATCTTTAATAGAAAATTTCAATTTCTCATCCACCACATTCATGTTATTCTATTCTCAACGAACACAAATCAACCGGAGAAAGACCATGACCACCATGAGCTGCGAAGAACGCCGTAAACTCCTTGACTCTGCTAACGGACGTGTGTTCTCTTGCACCTTTGTTAAGAAGGATGGCTCTGTCAGAGAGATTGTGGCTAAGAAGTGGATGGAGAAAGCCTTTGCACACGGATCGGCTAACGCTGCTGTCTCGACTGTAGCTCATAAGCCTGAGTACTATACTTGTGCTGGGGTGAGCACTGGCAGCTTTAAGAATGTCAATCTAATGTCACTGATCAGTGCTAAGGTTGACGGAAAAGAATACAAATTCTGAGGAGAATGAAAATGTACGCATACGCAATTCGAATTGTTGACAGCTATCAAACTATCTATCATAAAGGGATTGGTAAGTATCAGCTTACAGATTACGGAACCCAAAGGCTGGATGAAGCCATGCTATGGTTGACTCAAAAACCCGCATACACTTACCTGGAGGTACTTTCTAATCGCTTCCCTGATACATTTTATGATGTGGTTATGGTAGACCTTGACACGAGCGAACGACTGCTGTAGATTACTTGCATACACAAAACAGAGAGGATTTTTGAGATGGCATGGGTAAGTATTAAAAGAAAAAACGGCATTTTCCGATACTGGGATGAACCCACAGTTTACAAAAGTAGTAAACTAGACATTGACTTCAAAACTGTTTCACGCTACATTGCTAGCAGCTACCTTCCTGGCCAGTTTAAAATCTGCGCTAAGATCTTGGCAAACTATGAGCGTGTCCATCCTTTGGACATCTACGGGATTGCACATTTGCGACTAGAGCTTGAGGATCGGATGGAAGGGGTGTGTAAATGAATACTCAATTCGCTGAACAGCTTAAAATTGTATATCAAATGTTAGATTACCTACCAATCTCTGTCTTGAATGAGATTGATTTGGAGAGCTACATTAAAACGAGGAAACTGCAAATGATGGATGGTAAGCTGGAAGGGATCCAGGAAGAGTTGAAGGCGAAGAAGCGTGGGAATCTTAGGGTGGTGAAGTAAATGAGCTACATCCGAACCATCATTGAGAACTACACAGAATCAGTAAGGGGTGATAAAGTTTGTTGCCCTATCCATGGTGAGTCTACACCTAGCCTGCATATCTATGATGACAGTGAAAGCTGGCATTGCTTTGGTAGCTGCTCATCTGGTGGTGATGCTATCGAATTTATTCGTGCTGTAGAGGAATGTTCATTTAAGGAAGCTGTTTCTAAGATGGCTGAAATTCTAGAAATTGAGGAGGGTGAAGTTAAACAAATGCTAGAATCTAAAAAGCAATCAGCAGTTGATGCTCCAGTTATGGGCTACCCTGCTATGGATAAACAAGCAATCAAAGATTTCCATGAAGGGAAAGGTTATATCTCTCATGGTTATCGGTCTATCTCTGATGAAGTAAACAAGTTCTTTGGACACCTTACTGAGCTAGATGAAAACGGCCGTGTTAAAGCTCGCTATTATCCAGAGACTAACGACGACTGGAAGCTGTCAGGTTACAAATGCCGTAACCACCCCAAAGACTTCAGCTATGGTAAAGTTGGGAGCACTGGTAATCGCAGCCAGCTATCAGGACAGGTGAAGTTTAAGAACGGTGGAAAGTACGTCCTCATTGTTGGCGGGGAGGAAGATAAAGCAGCAGCCTATCAGATGCTTAAAGAGTCTCAGAAAGGTGGTGCTCAGGAAGGCTATACAGGCGTTGCTGTAGTATCACCAACAAGTGGGGAAGGTAGTGCAGCAAAACAATGTGCCAATCAATATGAATGGCTTGATAAGTTTGAAATCATTGTTGTTGGTATGGATACCGATGAAGCTGGTGAAAAGGCTGCAGCAGAGATTGTTAAAGTTCTGCCAAAAGAAAAGGTTCGTATTGCTAAATGGACTAGCAAAGACCCTAATAAGATGCTAGAAGAGGGGAAGAGTAAGCAATTCGTTCGTGACTTCTATGCTGCTAAGTCTGTCGTAACTAACACGGTTAAAGACAGCACCAGTATGCTTGAGGCTATGAAAGGTGAGCTTACTGCACCAAAGATTGCGCTTCCTCCTCATATGCATAAGCTACAAGAGGCTATGGGTGGTGGCGTTCGTCAAGGTCGTATTGTAAACATCATTGGTGACACCAGCACAGGTAAAAGTACACACGTTAACGGCATCGTTTATGATTGGGTGTTTAATGCTCCTGAGCCTGTCTGTATCGTCTCTCTTGAGGCAACCGAGGGTCAGTATGCCCTAGACATTGCATCGCTTCACCTAGAGCGTAATCTGACATGGTATGAAGATGGTCAGGATATCATCGATTACATTGAACAGCCTGAAGTGGCTGAGATGCTTGACAAGCTCATGTACAAGGATGATGGTACTCCTCGCTACTACATCATTGATGAGCGAGATGGTAGCATTGAGCAGCTTGAAAAACAGATGGAAAGGATGTATCGTCAGCACGGTTGCAAAATTTTCGTGATCGACGTATTGACTGATATTCTTCGTGGTTCTGCTGAAAGTAAGCAGGAAGACCACATGAAATGGCAGAAGCAGTTTGTTAAGAATGGTGTTACTATCATCAACGTGCTACATACCCGCAAACCTTCTCAGAACGCTGATGGTAAGCTTCGGAAGGTGACGGAGTATGATGCCCTAGGGTCTGGTACGTTCGTTCAGTCTGCGGCCATTAACATCGTTATTAACCGTGATAAGATGGCAGAGGGGGTTGAGAAGAACATCACTTACGTTGATATGCCTAAGTGCCGTGGTGGTAAGACTGGTGAAATTTGTAAGCTATATTATGATTTCAAGACTCGCAAGGTGTGGGACTTTGATGATTATATGGCGATGAATCCTCCACAGATGCAGGAGGAACCAAGAGAGATTGATTTTTAAACTAGGAGGTTGTTTTGGATAAGCAGTGGTTTGAATCAGATTTTATCTATGATCTAGAGTCGTTCCCAAACGTGTTTTCTATGAGTATTGTCCACGCATCAGGAAAACACATGCGTGTCTTTGAGATTAGTGACCGTAAGAATGACATTGAATCTATTGCTAAATGCTTGCGTTATTTGGTTCAGAACAAATGTCGTATGGTTGGATTCAACAACCTCTCATACGACTACACTCTTATCCATGAAATCATTAAGTCTCTGAAGGAAGCCAAAGCGAGTGGTGGCGCGGCTAAGATTACAGCAATGAAGCTTTTCAAACTAACCACCCAAATCATCAGTAAGATGCAAGACTCTGAAGACAAGTGGTATGGTGTTAAGGAGTCTGACCATGTTATCCAGCAAGTGGACTTGTATAAGATTCACCACATGGATAACAAAGCTAAGGCTACTTCTTTGAAGATGCTTGAAGTGAACATGCGCTCTAATAATGTGGAAGATTTGCCATTCCTTGTAGGTAAAAAGCTTACCAGTTCAGAGATTGATACTCTTCTACACTATAACAAACACGATGTCATGGAGACTCTAAAGTTTTATTATTACTCATATGAAGCTCTTCAGCTACGTAAAGAGCTATCCGAGAAGTTTGGTTTTGACTGCACTAACTTCAGCGATTCTAAGATTGGTGAAACTCTATTCATCAAGCGATTAGAAGAGCAGAAGCCTGGAATTTGCTACACTAAAGGTAAGTTCGGTAAGACTATTAATCAGACCAAGCGGGATCACATCAAGCTTTCTGATTGCTTGTTTGATTATATTAAGTTTGATCGACCAGAGTTTAAAGCTGTACATGAATGGCTAGCTAAACAAAAGGTTAACGAAACTAAAGGAGTATTCAATGACTATGAAGAACACCAAATTGGTGAGCTAGCCAAATACGCAGAAATGAAGGTTAAGAAGGAGCTATTCAAGAATCCTCTGAACCTAGACGGCAAAGGTAAACCAAAGGCTGACTTCAATATAGATGATGAATCTCATATGCAGCAGCTAGAGAGTATGAAAGCTGAGTTCTTAAAGCTTCACCCTTGCGGATTCTTTGAGGAGAAAGAGACTAAGACAAGCAAATCACATAAGATTAAAGTCACGGCTTTCTACCGAGTTGTAGAAGCTATCAATACTGTAATTGACGGTAATGTTTATGTGTATGGTACTGGCGGTATTCACATGTCAATCGAAAGTAAGACTGTGAAATCAGATGATGATTGGACTATTATTGACGCTGACGTCACATCGATGTATCCCAGCATCAGTATCGCTAATAACGTTTATCCAGAGCATCTAGGTTTGACGTTCTGTAGCGTGTATAAAGACCTTTTTGACGAGCGTTCCAAGTATCCAAAAGGGAGTGGTCCTAATGGCGCGATTAAGCTAGCCTTGAACTCTGTTTATGGTAAGAGTAACAGCGAATTTAGTCCTCTATTTGATCCACAATACACGCTTACCATCACTGTTAATGGTCAGCTATGCCTATCGATGTTGGCTGAGAAACTGATTGGTCTAGGTTGTAAGATGATTCAGTGCAACACGGATGGTGTTACAGCTATGGTTCCAAGGGCTAAGGTTGATGAGTATTACAAAATTACAAAAGCTTGGGAACAAATTGTTGGACTCAAACTCGAATATGCTGTATACTCTATGATGGCACTCGGCGATGTAAATAATTATCTTGCAGTCTACGAAGATGGTAAGGTGAAGAGTAAAGGTCGGTATGAAGTTGCTCACTTTGAAAAGCTAGGATGGTCAAAGAATCATTCTGCTATGATCGTTCCAATTGCAGCACTGAACTACGTGGTGTATGGTAAGAAAATTGAAAAGACCATTCGTGATCACAAAGACGAATATGATTTCTGCCTTCGTGCTAAGATTCCACGTAGCTCTAAGCTTTACTTGTGTTACGATGATGGGCGTGAATTACTACAACAGAACATTTGCCGATACTACCCTTCAGAATCAGGAGGTAAGCTTGTGAAATTGATGCCTCCACTCAAGGAAGGCGGTGAATGGAGACGCCTAGGTATTGATACAGAATGGTCAGTCGAAACCTGTAATCACATTGATGAATTCGACTGGTCTAAGCTGAATTATGATTACTACATTACAGAGGCTAAGAAGCTTGTGGAGGGGTTAGGTTTGACTTATGCTTGAAAAAGAAAAAGGATTGACAGCTGATTATCTTAAATCTAAACTGGATTATGATCCGGTATCAGGAGAGTTCAGATGGAAAGTATCTAAAGGAGGTAAAAGAGCTGGAGATTTAGCCGGAAGTTTAAACGACCAAGGTTATCAGCTTATTAGGGTAAACATGATCATTCATAGGGCTCATAGACTAGCTTGGATCATGATGACTGGTGAACCACCTTCAGGCGAGATTGATCATATTGATGGAAATAGATATAATAATGCTTGGAGCAATCTTCGTGATGTAGAAAGGTTAGACAATAAAAGAAATCTAGGGAGAGTTACAAGTAATACTTCAGGTTATACAGGCGTCATGTGGTATAAAGCTGGATCTAAGTGGCACGCTCAGATTACACTTAAAGGAAAAGCTATTCACTTGGGGTACTTTGATAATCTAGAGGATGCTATTGAGGCTAGACGAAATGCTGAATTAACCTATAAATTTCATGAGCAACATGGTAAAAAAGATTCGTGGAATCGTAGAAAATCGCTTGACCAAAGCTTTAATCCATGAAATAATAGTCCCACTTGATTTGAAAAGGAGATGTGAAAATGAAAGAGAAAATTGAACAACTGATTGCTGATCTTAAGTCGTCCCACAATTTCGAGAGCGAGTTTTATCAAGCCTATCTGGGCATTGATTCAGAAGCCGACATTACTGATTGGGCAGATGGTCATTGGGATGATGCTGTTGAGCTGGGTTTTCGCACTGGCAAAACTGCAAAAGCACAAGAAGTAATTAATCAACTAGAAGCAATTCTAAAAGGAGAAACCAAATGAGCAAATTCGTATACACCGTATGCAACAAAACCAATGGTCGTATTCTTGACATCACCTTTACTCGTAGCGATGCAAGAGCAGTGAAAAATGAGCTAGAGTTTGAATATCCGACTAGCAAGTTTATAATCAACCAAATGGCAGTGAACAAGCGGGTCCGGTGATGAAAGACCTAATACTGGCTCTAATGGGCTTGCTAGGATTCTTGATAATCATCACTGTAGTCTCAGCAGCACCATTCTTGGCAATCTATGCCATTTACAGTCTAGTGATTTGGCAATTTAATTTGCTTGTGACCTTGACTGCAACCTTTATCTGTTCTACAATTGTTGGGCTACTTTTGATTGCCCTTAGCAGCTTTATTAAACCAAAACGTAATTAATAGGAGAAATACATATATGCCAACTATCAACGGTGTTCTAGCCTACGTCAAAGTTCAACAGCCTGACTTCAAATACGGCTCTACCACTGAGAAGGAATTCTCTACTGATCTAGTTGTGGAGAAAGCTGATGCTAAAGCCTGGAATAAAGAATTCCAGAAGCAGAAAGCTAAGGTTGTAGATCGTGATGACTTTGAGCGTATCTATAAGATTGAACCACCCTTTGAAGGTGATGAGCTATTCATTATCAAACTGAAGAAGCAAGCTCAGTACAAAGATGGTACTCCGATCCCTGATGCTGTACGTCCTCGTGTGTTTGTCAAGGGTAGTAATGGTAAGCTGCAAGACGTGACCAAGGACGTTCTGGTATCTAATGGCTCAGTAGGTACTGTGAGTTATGATGTACGAGAGAATGACTTTGGTAAGTTTGCTAGCCTAAAAGCTATCCGTGTAGACAAGCTGATTGAGTATAAGAAAGCTGGTGGTGCTACAAGCTATGATGAGCTGGGTGAAGTTGAAAGCCTCGCTACGGACTTCTCAGACGTTCCTGAGCGTGAACTGAGTGAAGCCCAGGCGGAGGCTCACAGTAAAGCTAACGTTGCACCTAAGGGAAAACATAAGCCTGTAGAGCAAACATTTGATGATTCTGAAGACATCCCATTTATGCGGATTAGTGATCAGCTTCTGATGATTATCTAACTAACACAAGCACAAGGACGTGCTAATTTAAAGGAGAGAAATGTGGGTGTTGATGTTCGTTCAGTTACCTTTGTTGGTAAGTGGGTTGAAGATGCCGAGCATTACCTCGTAGATAAAGGCTTGCTTGAAGAAGGTGAGCTAGATTCTAATGATGGTGATTTTGAGGGTTTAGACCTTAAATTAGATGTCCACGATGTAAGCTGTTACAGCAATGAAGGTTATTATGTAGGATTTGAAGTAAATCCATCAGACTATAAACGTTTTGATCAACTGCTTGCGAAATTTAAAGAAATCACTGGCGAAGAAGGTTCCGTAGAAACTTTCACCTATTGGTTTTAAATAAGGAGAATAGACAATGCTAGAGAAAAAAGACCTGTATACCCGCGCTTATCAACTTGAGCAAGAGATTCTAACCCTACAAGAAGACCTGAAGAATCTTAAAGGTGAATTCACTTATCACAAGGAATTTAATACTGAAGGCTTTCCTAAGGACGAAGTGACTGAGCTAATGAAAGCCGCAAAGGCAAAAGCTAAAGCTGATGATCTACTTGGTAAGGCTGAAGAGTTTAAGAAGCTACAGGAATTACAAGACCTTTATTCTGAGTGATCTATAGGGAGCTTCGGCACACACAAAAGGCCTAATAGTTAGGCCTTTTTATTAGAGGTTAGACAAATTGAAATTAGTTTATGGGGTTGGTGTTAATGACGCTACATATCGAGTTCAAAAGTTTGAAACTGTAGGTTATACAGAAGAAGGTAAACAAATACAAAAGCTGATATGGGTCTGCCCTTTTTATAGCAGATGGAAAGGTATGCTTCAACGTTGTTATAGTAAAGTTGAGCATAAAAGATACCCCAACTACATTGGTTGCCATGCCGTATCCGAGTGGCACAAATTTTCAAATTTTAAAGCATGGATGGAGAGACAGGATTGGGAGGGAAACCACCTAGATAAGGATATTCTATTTCCTGGAAATAAAATATATGGCCCTGAAACGTGTGTATTTGTTGCTGCTAATGTGAATATATTTTTAACAGAAAGCACGTCGTCCCAGGGCGAATGGCCTGTTGGCGTGAGTTTTCACAAAGAGAAAGCTAAGTTTCAAGCACAATGTAACGATGTGGTTACAGGAAAACGAAAACACCTTGGGTGCTATAAAACCCCTGAAGCCGCCCACAAAGCATGGCTTTCATTCAAACTAGAACAAGCGCGTATCTTAGCTTCAAAGCAAACTGACAAACGGATAGCGAAAGCTCTTATTGAAAGGTATGAAAATTACAATGAAAGAAATTGAGATCACAATTAAAGAAGAATCACTGGTAATCAACTACTCTGTTGATCTTACCAATTTAAAAGCCAGAATCAGCAGCGCAACTCGCGGTAAACACTTTGAGACTGAGTGTAAGTTCCATGAACTACCTTGCTATGTGATTGCCGCTGTTCAGATAATGGTAGGGGAGATTGAGTGAAGAAACTATTATTGATCGATGCTGACACTTTACTTTACTCCTCTGCCTCAATGCAGCAAGTTAATCGCTGTCTAGTGACTCACATTGCTTCGAGCAGGACCAAGCTTTATGAATCAAAGACTGAGTTTAACAACTGGCTAAAGAGTCAGGAGAAGTGGAAGAAAGAAGACTTCAGCTTTCAAACACAAAGCTCTGTAGAAGGTGAACCACGATTTGCATTCCAGACAATCAAGCAGAAAGTAGAGAATATATTTGAAGCTTCTGGTTGTGATGATTATCAGGTTTGTATTCAAGGGCAAGGAAACTTTAGGA